ATTTGGCTTCTTATCGTGCTATGCCTAATATTCTGACTTTCCGTCCCTGTGATGTGGTCGAAACTGCTGAATGTTGGGAAATTGCCTTAACAGAAGAACATCGTCCGAGCATATTAACTCTTTCAAGACAAAATCTGCCTTTAATGCGTGTTGGTGCTGAAAAGAATCTGGCAAAGAGAGGAGCTTATGTTATTTCAGAAGCCAAGAATGAGCGCCAAGCTACTTTAATTGCGACCGGTTCGGAAGTTCATATTACAGTTGAAGCACAAAAAGAACTTTTAGAAAAAGGTATTGATGTGTCAGTTGTTTCTATGCCGTGTATGGAGCTTTTTGAAGAGCAAAAGCTTGATTATAAATTGGAAGTTTTAGGCAATAAGCCGGTCATCAGCGTAGAGGCGGCGTCCACTTTCGGATGGAATCGTTATGCGCAAAAAACGATTGGTATTGATAGTTTCGGAGCTTCTGCGCCGGCAGGTGAACTCTATGAGTATTTCGGTTTGACGGCGCAAGCAATTGCTAATGAAGTGATAAAGTTTCTTGGCAAATAATTTGTTCTAAGAATTAAAACGCCCTTTAAGATTAGGGCGTTTTTTATGGCTCCGGCTGCGAAGATTGACTTCGTCGCTTTCGGCTTAACAACTCTTCGCGTTGTTTTACCTCAAGTCAAACAGGCTCCCGTTGGCCGCCTACTCGTATCAGATAGCCGGATAAAAAAAACCACCCTCTCGGGTGGTCTTTTTTTATGGCTCCCCCTACTTGATAGTTTACGAACACACAAAGAGGAAATGAAAGTCCTCGAATCGCAGCTTCATTATTTAAAAGAAGTTAACCCCTACCTTTTTGCTTATCATTAATTAACCTATCCATGATAATCTTCTTCCTTATTGCTTCTTGTATGCCGTAGTTAACAACATTATGCGGCGTGCAATCGGGAAAATCCTCAATTATCTGCTTAACAAATGGAATAAACTTATCTGCTGTTTCATAGCGCACCTTGTTTGTATAGGGATTAAAAGCTCCTATATATCCGTCCACGTGACATAAATAAATATGTTTACCCTTCACGTGCGCCTCAATAATGTTTTTGAACATAATCTTATTATGGCGAATTCGCCGCAATTAGCAATACTTCGGTTATGGTGTGGAAAAATATTTTAGGTTTTACCGGAAAAGTGGTTGTTTCCAAAATGGAAAAAACTCAACCGTTCGGTAATTCCGAACAGTTAAACTTAACTCAAAATAAGTTTAATTATCTACAAAAAACTAAACTTACATCTTCAAAATATGTAAAGGAAAGTTTACATTTTCAATAACTTAATATGTTAAAGCGCTTAACATTATCTACAAATATGTAAAAAATTATTTACAAAATTAACGTATTGCCGATGTTAGCAAAACGATAAAATGTTGCAAATAATGTTGCAAAACCAAATTGCTAACGTCAGCAAAAAGGTCGCCGGTTAAAGCGACCTCTCTTTGTCTTAAACCTAATTTAGGAAAATTAATTATGAATATATCATAAGAATATTATTCGGAATCTCCGAATCTGTCAATACTGATACACATAAATATTTGCGTTTCATCTGTCTTTATTTATGGTACGCAAACCCCATAGTGATACATAGCTGTCATGAAATTGCTTTACCTCCGGCAAATCTTTGTAAATTTCATCTACCGGAATATTACTAACCGGCTTCCAATGAATAAGCTTATCCCATTTTTCTTTTGGAAAAAGTAAAGGTTCTTCGCATTTTTCTTCACGAAGCCGGTTTTCTTCTTTAATTTCTCTAAAAATATCTGATTCCATTACTTTTTCTTTGCAAGTTTAGCCTTGTCGGAATCTGTAAAAGCGGTTGAGAAAAAGTCCAATACCTTTACGATGTTGCCCCATACGCTGTCATCTTTCTTGGACGGCGTTAGCTTAATGACGGTTGTGCAAGCTGCTACCACCGCACCGTAAATACTAAACACATCTTCCCAATGCGCTGTTACAAAAGCTATAATATTAGCCATAGTTCTGCTCCTTTCATAAAACAATTTTGAACGGTTTATTTTTCTTCCAACGAAGATTCTCTTTTAAGTCCTTAATTTCGTCCTCCGTCTCCTTCATCCTCTCCCTGTCCTCATAATATGGCCGCCCTTTAAGGGTAAACAAAAGATTAGGGTTTATCTTTGCCATATCCGGCCTGTAAATATACACTTTGAAATTCCTCATACTTCCCACTTTCCTGTTTTAATAAGGGTAGCTATTCTCTTGGCACGCTTTGGGGTTTGCGCTGCGTATTTAGAATGAAGACACTCGAACGCCGCCATCTCGAAATTATTACGCTTCATGTATTTAAGCATATTCCTAAACTTCTTTAATCCGTAAATTCCCAACTGGAAACACATATCGAGAAGCGCATATTTGCGTTCATTGTCTAACTCTTTATAAAAATCAAAGTGCTTCGCCAATTCCTCTTTGCAGCGGTCTATATCGTTTCGTAATAGCATATCCGCTTGGCAAGGGGTGATACCCTTCATATAATCACCACACGCCCGACGTTCTTCTTCAGTCAATGGATTGTCTTCTAAATTCCGGCCGACACCGATTGTCAGCTTTCCGGCAGGGCAATAGTACGGCATTAACATCATTCCTTCGTGTTTTTTCAATCGGTCACATTCCCATAACTCTGCCATGTTCCCTCACTTTGCTATAAATTTGTTAAACACCTTTTCGACAAACTCCGGTATTTTAGAAACAATAACGCACAAAGCTCCGTATATTTCTTTTGATAATATACCGAAGATATATCCGATACATGATGATACTTGCGTATCAAAGCCGAAATATTGTGCTATTCCGGCAGAAGCCCAACAAAAACCGAAGCCCATTAAAAACAACCCGATGCTATTCCGGTACGAAACAAACTTCTCTTTTAAGACGACACACACGCCCGAAATAGTGCTCGCTATAAAAATGAAAAATCCATCCATCTCTTACCACTCCATTTTTATCCAAGGAATTGTAATATCGCCGTTTGGCACTTCTTTCGCCCAAAGTGTCAGATAGCCGGTGGTGTCGTCATAATCTGCAACCGGCGCATAATTGCCCGAAGTGGCTTCTTCCATACCAAAGCAGACATAACATATACCGTTGGATGCAACAAAATCCAAATCAATAGAAGCGCTATAAGGATAATCTGTGTAAGTATTATCGGAAGTCCAATCTGTCGTCGCAACTTCAACGTTTGTAAACATTCGTCTATTCAATCCGTTAACGCCGGCCGGAGCATACAACTCACCGGTCGCAGCGTTATAGTAAGGCACATCAACCGAGTCAACGCCGCACTTTAATAATCCTGTTGCTGTTGGATTATTGTCAGATAAATAAGGCTTAGAAGCAACACCGGCTAAATAAATACTGTTGCTTGCTTGTCCGGCATAAGGGATTCTTCCGTTTCCGATAGAGATAGCTGTTACATAGCTGTCAGAATATGGGTTAGTCGGTTTAGACTGATAAGTATTTGCCGGAATATCTTGCTTTACTAAAAAGTAAGTGTCATCGTTTGCACCGGCAAGAACAATGTCACCGGCACTATAAGCGGCCGTCTTATCAAATAAACCCTTAAAGCTCTTATTTGCGGCAATTAAGCTCCCGACTTCTGTCTTGGTGTAATATCTGTCGTATGGTGTATCATTAACATTTACACCGTAATACTGTCCGTTTGTGATACCGAAACACTCGCCATAACCGAGTTCACCAATAACCGCAATCGGGATTAAGCAAATTATAATCGTATATAGAGTTGTCGTACTTCCGCTTGCGATAAAGTTTTGCGCATCATCAATCGGCACGTTTACAATCTTTGAGTTTGTGCCGCTAAAGAAGTAAGCGGTTTTGGAAATAAACGGCAACATTCCGCGGTTATTCGGATAGTTGTCCGGAAACGTCACAATCGGATAATAAACTTTATCCTCATCAATGCTTTCGGAAATATTGAAGGAAATTGTATCATCGCTTGCCGCTACGGATTTTGTACTCACTTCAATAAAGATGGTTTCACCCAATCCGCCGCCGCTTCCTCCGGCATCCAACTCTATTTCTTCATCGTCAGATTGATTTAATGTGATTGAGCCTTTTGTAACGCCGCTTTGCTTAAATGAAATTGTTGCGTTGTTAACTGTCGGAATATCAGAAGGTTTTGCAAAATCCGTTGTTTTGGCATAAGCCGCACTATCCAAACCTTTAACCGCTACGTCGGTCCCTTTAACTTTAATCGTTCCGTTGGAGCCGCCGGTTGTAATATCGGCTTTCTGTAATGCACTGTCTGCTTTTGTACCTTGCGCAGCGGTGGCGAATTCGTCGGCATTGTGCGTTACAATATCGCCGTATGTCGCCAATGTTCCGGCAATCGTATCAACTGCGCCGTCAATCTCATTAATAGCAGCGACGAGGTTATCTTTCGCGGTGGTGGTTAGGTCCGATAAGCTACCTTCAACCCCTTGTGCGCGTGCTGTTTCTGCGGCTAAATCCGTGCGTAACTTACCAATATCGGTTTTATTCTTGGTAATATCGTGGTCTTGCTCTTGACTAATCATAAAAAGCCGGTCGAGAGACTTTTCGAAATCCTCTGCCGGAAAATCCTCGCCCTCGATATAATCGGTTTGTTGGCCGCGGTATGTTTTGCGGTCAAGTTTGATTTTCTTGCCGTTTGCCGGCGCTGTAAAGAATACAACATCCTTGCCTTGAATAGTGTAATCCGTACCCTCTACATAAGTTTGTACAGTTTCACCACTTGAATTAACTTCCGTTACGATAAGCGTTCCGTATGTTCCGTCATAATCTGCGGTCCATGGAAAAGTTGTTGCCGTTCCGTTAGCGGTATATGTTTTAGTTGAGTAGTCTGCTGCGACTGTCATGTCATCCCCCAATAAAAAAGCCGCCCAAAAGAACGGCTAAATGTTATAAAATCTCCAGTTTTCCTGCTGCTGTTCGCCCTCGGTCGTCATAAGTCTCATAACTTACCTTCTGCCCTTCGAACAATTTTTTTAATCCGGCTTCTTGTACTTTCGTTATATGAACAAATACATCCTTACCGCCGTTATCCGGTGTAATGAAGCCATATCCTTTTTTGGCATTAAACCACTTAATAGTTCCAGTACTCATTTTAAAATCTCCATAAAAAAAGGGAGCCATCCAATCGGTTCCCTACTATATAATAATCTAAAGTATGTTCGGTCGCGCCGCAATACTTATCAAAATAATCCACAGCCTTAATCGCCCAAGGTATCAATAAGCTGCACCCCTTGTTTGCTTAAATCGATAATGCGCATATTAATAGCATCGGCGTTTTGGCGCTTCTCTTGGACACTCATCGTTTTATTATCTTGGATAGCTTTAAGCATCTTCCCCAACTCAATAACAGTCGAACGATATTTTTTGATAAAGCCGTACTTTTGCGCAAATGCGTAACTCATGTCTTGCGGATCCTTTTTCAAAAGATATTTGCCGGTGTCATATTGCTTTATCAGCTTTTCGGACTTCTCCATAAAGTCTTTATAACTTTGCGAATTACCTCTCGTCGGATATGCAATACGAAAAGCCTTAAATAAAGGCGTATGTTCGTAGTCGTAAATATCCTCTTTTTCTTTTCCGGTTCCGACATAATCCAAGCCGTTTAAGATATATTGCCCTGTACCGCCGGTCCAATCTCTTACAAACTGGTCTATAACAATCGGCGATGTATAGCTGTTCGAAATACCGATTTTAGCTAAAGTCTTGCTCAACCATTTAGCTGTCTCGGATGATGCGCCGGTGTATTGATATTCGGGCATTAAGTTTTCGACCTCTGCCGGTATAAGGTTAATTCCCAAATAAGAAGTTTTGTTTCTTTCTTTTTCAACGATAGGTTGAAGCGCTGCCGGTACATTACTCCATACATTCAATTCCAAATAGTCAGCCATACCGCTGTTCATGTTCGTCCACCATGTGTCCGGTGTGCTTTCAAGTGTACGTTCAAACATGGTTAAGAACGGAATAGCATTTTGCGGCTTCGGGATTTTTACCATCTTGCCGTCAATTTTTGTTATCCAGTTTGTATCTTTAATGGTCGAATTAAGGTTTTCAATATCTTTGTCGCCTTTGTTTGCAAAGTAAAAATACAAGCTTGGTAATAATACGACCGACAAGGCTGCTGTTGTTTTTACCGGATGATTGATAATGTTTCGAGCCATTTTATCGGTTCCTTGAATTTCGGCATTTAAGAATGGTATAATAGCGTTTAAGCCGCGTACTTTCGCACCTATTCTCGCAAAGTCAAGCGTTGCTTCTCTTGATTCAAATGCTGCTGCCAATTTTGCATCATATTCGCCGTAGCCTTGCTTATTGAAATATTTTTTATTTACTTCATAAGCGCCTAAACGTGTTGAATCTTCGACCGCTTCCGAAGAAAGTCTTGCGATATTCGCCGGATTGACTTCTTTAATTTGGTTCCATGCTGCGCCGACATATCCGGTACTTCTTACCAAATCATAGTTTTTGTTTATCTTTTTGATGCGTTTTTGCAGGCTTGCTCTATCTCTTGGGATAAAGTTAGCCAATGAGCCGCCGGCATTCTGCCAATCTCTCAACTCTTTATCGGAGCGTGTCAAATGATAACCGCCTTTTGCTTGGTCCACAAACGGAATATACAATCCTCGTGAATTGATAAAAGCTTCGATATTATCCCTAATAGCGTTCTTAATCATAAATTCCGGTGTTAATGTTGCACCGGCGCGTAATGTTGAAGCAGGAGCAGAAAAAATCTTCCATAACACATTAATATCTTGCGGTGTTAATCCGTTGGCTATATTTGCAAACTCCGGCGATACTTCATAAACATAAGGCTCGCCACCGCGCATAACTGTTATTTCGGTTCTCTTGTCTCCGGCTTTTCTTACCCAAAATTCGTCAGCCATCTCGCCAAAAGTAATTAAGTTTCCGGTTTGCGGATCTACAATTTCAACCGTAGTCGAGCGAATAATATTGTCTTCTTTAGGCATAATTAAACTTGCGCCGTTCGGAAGTGTAACTTTTTTCTTGCTCTCTACACGCTCAATATACTTTCCGCTGCCTTCCATTTCTGCCAATGCGGCAATCTTTTGCATGATGACGTTCTTATCGGAATTAACAATAATGTTTGCCGTTTCTTTTAAGAGTGTCTCATATACCGGAATAATACGGCGGTCGCTACCCTTAATTCTTTTAACAACTTGGTTAGGACTTAATTTTCTTGCTGTCGGCCGGTCATCAATCGGGAATTCTCTTTGAAACGGAACATAATGCGGATCTAATTTACGCATTTTAATATAGGCTTCTTCGGAGACTAAACCGGAATCGACCGCATATTGCATCAAACCGTCAATATATTTGTAAACTCTGTTTGCACGTTCGTGCCATTTAGGAGCAAGGTTTTTCACTGTCATAACAGCATCTTTTTGCCCGATACCGGTTTCAATACCTCTTAAATTTAAGTCCATGGCACGGCGAGCAATAAGATAAAGATTTAATTCGTCGAGTTCTTCTCTCGTAAGGTCGCCAAAAACATCCTTGTATGATTCGCCGGTTTCTTCCAAGCGCGTATTAAAGGCTTTATTTTCAATATAGTTGGCGACTTTGTTGGCTACGCCGCGATGTACTCTTGCAAGAACATACGGACTTTGTGACGGCTTCAATTCCATATCAGCGTTCGGATTTCTTTTTCTTCTTGCACGCAAGGCTTCTTTTTCAAGCATCTTTACCGGATGCAAGTCATCAACATAATTCGTATAAAAGTCGTGCGCCACTTTCGGAATAGATATTCCGGCATCTCTCGTCCGGTGAGATATTTGACCTTTAATTCTCGCATCCGACGGCTGCTCTCTCCATGCTTTCCAGTCTTTTTGAGCACCATCTAAAACTTCCAAAATAGCCGGTTCGTTTTCTTTCATAAACTCTTGAAAGTGCTTATAAAATTTCGGTGTCTCTTTTTTCACATATTCGGGATTTGTCACATAGTAAGAAACAAACTCGGCAAAACCTTCCTCGAACGGATCGCCGTTTGTTGCGATGCTTTTCAACTCGCTTGCAAATACTTTCTTCTGCTCTTTGGTTAAGGTTTGATTACCACCGAATAAGACTTTATCCAAGTGGTGAGCCGTTTCATGTACAAGCACCGGAAAGTCGTCATAACCGCGTGTACGGATAACTTCTGCGTTCGGTCTGTAAAATCCGCGTACAGTTCCTTTTTTGTACATCTTGCCTTTTTTATAAGCCACATCAAAACGCTTCTTAAAGTTATCGGCAATATCCGTCTTGCTTATCGGTTTAGCTTTAATATCTCCGCCGTAAGAAACGTTAATCATACTCTTATCACCAAGGTAAATGTCACTCTTTACCAAGCCGGATTTAGGATTTTCGCCCTCGTAGGCAAGGTCTTTTACTTCATCGTTTAATTCATTATACTTGACTTCTACTTTTTCAAGTGGTATATTTGTTTCAGGTCCGGTGTCCGAAATGCGCGGTTGGTCAGCAAGTGTATGTTGGCGAGGAGCCTGCGCCTCCTCCACCGGATTTACTTTTTTTAACGCCAAAACATCTTTATTTGTTAGATAATCAGCACGCACAAAATAAGCGCTTGTTACTTTATAAAAATGTCCGGTTGGATTTTTTTCAAGTTTTATTGCAACGCCTTTATTCTTTTTATCAGTTTTTATTAAGAGTAATGATTCCTTATTGCGCCCTTTATAAACTTTATTGTACCCATTAACAACTTCATCAATAAAATCAATTAATTCGTAGCCGTCTTTTGCGAGTTGTTGCGACCTTGTTGCACCTTCTTTGGGTTTTACTGTATTTGCTTTGGAATAAAATCCGTTATAAACTCTAACCTCTCCATCCTCAAAGCCCTCTATACCTTTGATATAACCATGCGCCAAATCGCCGTTCTTTGTTGCTACAAAATAGTTTTCCGGTTTTGTTGTATCAAACGTCGGAATAAGATTTTCCGGATTACTAAATTCAAAACTTTTTCCGGTCCGTCTCTTATAGGCTTCGTTTAAGATGTCAGTTTTTGTCATCTCTGTACCAAAATCAAAGCCGCCGGAAAGTTCTGCTGCCGTATTTGCATAGTCGTTTAAGATGTCTTTGATAACATTTCCACCACGCGAGCTTTGGAATATCTTTAATAAGACTTCTTCTGTCGGGTTTGCTTCCTTGAACATATCGCCTTGATTGAGAAAGTCATCAAGCGTTTGACCGGATTTTTTGAATTTATCGTACAAATCAAGCGCGTTTTCCAAGTTCTCACTTATGCTATAACTTTCGTTAATTCTGCCGTCGTCAATGTCTTTTTCCATGCGCACGATAGCCGGAGCAGATTTAGCCAAGCCGTTGCCGACTTTCTTTAAGACCGGATCCTCTGTTTCAATTAATTTGGAAAGCATCCGGTTGTCACTAACCACTTGCGCAAGCAAAGCGTTGTTAACGCGGTTAATTCCCTCGTTGGTGATTTTACCGTCCTTATCGAGCAAAGATGCTTTTTCGTTTTCCGGTATAACTTTATTTAAGGCGCTATCGATAAAATTTCTGTTATCAACGGATGACAATTCGCTTTCGGTATCTAATAAATCAAGCAAATCATTATCAATTCTCGAAGCATCATCTTTTGCCGTTTCGGATTTTGAAAGTCTTAAAGTCGTGGCTTGATTGCTCTTTTGCACCATGTCTCTGATTTCGTCTTCCGAATACTCGTTCGTTAAGCGGCGAACAATAATCGGATTTTTCATATCCTTGGCGGCAGGATTTATCTTTTCCGCCATATCTCTGTAATAACTGTCTGTGCCTTTTTCTTGTGCCAATTTTGTGGCGGCAAAGCGACCATTTCCGGCAATAACATATCCGTCCTTGGTGATAATCGGCGCACCGGTTTGCGGATCATAACTGTAAGTCACAAATTCCGGTTGAAAGTTTGTTGCCATATTATTAATTTGTTCTTGTGATGCTTTGCGGTCGCGTTCACGGTTTTGCATATATTCGGGAAAGTCTTTGTTTTTGTTTCCTTCCGCATCATGTGAAGATTTAATTGTGTCCGCTTCTACCACCTCATATTCGATAGGTAGCTTTTTACCACTCCAAATAACATAATTTTCGGGTGTATATCCGGCAATCTCGGCTATTTTAGCCGGATTGTTTTTCACCTCAACAACGGCAGCATACGGACTAATACCGGTCTTTGCCCAATAATCCATCAACCAACCGGAAATGTCGCCTTGAAGCTGTGTAAATTCCTTATTGTTAATTCTGTATGTGATGCGGCTTCCACTATCTTTAACAACTTCTTGCTGCCAATTCGGGTTATAAGTCACCTTCAATTCATTAAGCGTATTATCGATGTCGGCCATAAAATCATCATTCGCCGGTTTGCCTTCCGGTTTCGGCAGTTTGGGAAGAATTCTGTTTTGTATGGCGTGCACACCCTTTAGGCCTAAAAGCACGGCAGCGGCTTCGGTGAAGTCATCTTTTGTCGGCACTTGCAAATTTAAGATAGAGTTTGCACCGACCAAGGTTGTCGTAGTGGAAGCGAGGTCGATAGCTGTTTCAACGCCCTTTGCTGCAACTCCCTCCAAGCCAAGCGCTTTGTTTAACTGTGTTGAAAACTTATTCGCGAGCATACCGGCTTTACCAACGGCAGCACCGGTCACCGCACCTTTGGCAGTATCTAAAGCAATATCGCCAACATCACCCCAACCGAATTCATCGAGCCTGTCAACCAAATCGCCAAAATTCTTAATCTCGCCGTTTTTATAAGCCTTTACCAAAAAGCTTCTTACACCATCCTCTAAACCGAAAGCGCCGGCACCGGCAACCAACGGATTACCCATGGCGGCACCGGCAGCGCCACCGGCAAAGTATATCGGACTGTCGGATAAAACACCGGTCACACCTTTAACAATCTGCTGTCCGGTCGTAAAATCGGTTGAGCCTTCTTCCGGTAGCTTGTTATTGTACATTATACCGACGTTAGACTCATCAAACCCCTCTCCTATGGCTCTTTTATATCCTCCGGCAGAACGCAAAATACTGTCGCCAATCTCTTTTATTTCGGCGCTTTCGTGCTTTAATAAAAAGTCTTGCAAGCCGTTTGTTTGCTTTTCGGGATAGTCAATTAAATCTTGCCCCTTTTTATAGGCAAACTCGTTTTTCATTATTTGCTCTTTCGTGTACCCTCTCTTTAAGAGTTGGTCGGCGACTTCTTGCTCCGAATGTTCTTTTCTTAAATCTGCGTATGTTACCTTTACCATTATAAAAGCTCCAATTCTACGGTTTCATCGTTTAAGATTGTATCAAGGTCCTCGCTTAAAAGTCCGTCGTTATCATTCTGCGGCTCCGGTTCCGGTTCTCTTTTAAAGATTTTACCCATGAATGATTTTAATTTATCGCCGAAAGTTCCCGTGTTTTCGCTTGGCTTTTCTTCTGTTGTTTCCGGCTGTGCTTGAAGCAAAAAGTCATCTTTATTTATTTGCGGAATATTGTTTAAGTCTATGTTTCCGAAAACATTAACCATCCCCTCGGTGTCATATTCTGCGCCGATTTTACTGTAATTCGCAGATAAATCCGCAAAAGTGACTTGATTACCGATAGCAAGCGCGGCAACATTATTCGGGCTTAAAACTTCTTGCATCTTGTCTAAATCCATGTTCTGTTTTTCCATGAATTGATTAAACAAATAAAGCAACTGATTTTTTGTTTCTGCCGCTCTTTGAACGGATATAGCTGTATTGTTGCCAAGTGCATCTCGTGTCATCATCTTATCAACAACGGTAAATGCGTTCTTTAAGACGTTTCTATAAGGCTCTGATTGTGTTTTAACTAAACCTAATAACGCTTTATAGTTTGTCGTGTAATAAGGTGAATTCGGGTTAACGTCATTATAACGCGCCTTTAACTGGTCTTCTGTTCTAATATTTCCGGCAATAATATCGGCAGCAATATTCGAAGCGTTGTTTCGTACATCTTCGATTGCTTGCGCGTTAAGGTCTTTAACAAGTGCATTGTACTGGTCTCTATTGATTTGCCGTTCTTTATACAATAAATCAAGCTCCGGCTTTGTGAGTTGGCGTGTCGGTATTTGTGCAGCCAATGCTTGATAATTTTGTGTTTGGTCTCTTAATACCGCTTTTTGCCATGCTTCTTCAACAACCGGTTTTTTCGCCGGAGGGATTTTATCCCAATTATCCATTAAGCTTTGATAATCTCTCTTATCAATAGCATTATAAGCATCATCAACCGCCGGTATTCCGAAGCCCATGTTGGCGCGGTGTGTTTGTAATGTTCCTTTAAGTTTTGTTTTTTCGTCATCTGTTACCGGTAATTTGTTAATTTCTTCCTGTGTGGTGATTTCACCATCGAGGATTTGGTTTTCATATTGCTTATAGTTTCGATTGCGTTCGTTCATGTTTACAATAGCCGTGCTTTGCGTACTTTTAAGCTCTCCGTTTGAAACGGCAATATCAAGAAAATTGTAGTCATCCGGTGTCATTGTGCCGTGTTGAGCTCTATCTTGTACAGAAGATAAATCGATTTTTTCTGCCGTTGAAGATGTGGAAAGTTGGCTATTCCAAAACTTCATATCGGTATCGCTTACATGACCGAGGTTTCTTTGTTCTGTCATGTATTCTTGCAAGGATTTTGTTGCGATTGTTTTCTCCTCGCCATCTTCCATCTTATTGATTTCGTTAACTCGTTCGCCGATTTTAGTGGTTTCGATTTGCTTTGCCGTTTCGGTTTTAGAATTCGGAAAAGCTTTATTCATCAATGTAAATGCAGCCTTTGAATAACCGGCATTTTGAAGTTGTCTCGCTTGCGTATAAACATCCTCCGCACTTACATCACCGAATTTATAATTAAGCGCTGTATCATAAGCTTGGTTTGTTGCGTTATCCTCGGCTTCTTTTTTGGCTTCTCGTGCAAGCCGGCGATTTTCCGCATCAATAGACCTCTGCAAACGATAATCTTGCAGGCGCTTGGTTCTTACTTTTTCGAGGGTGTCGGTTGTATTTAAGCCGTACGCTCCCCATTGTTCGCCATATTGATTGATAAAAGCTTCCGCCGTATCGGGATTGTTAGCGACCGTGTTGCCTAATGTCGTTTTAAGCATACCCTGTAATAAGCCGAGTTTCTTTTCGGCGGTTAAGTGTTGGATATTATTAAGGCTTGCATTATAAGATTGTAATGCGCCGTTAATTGCTGCCGGATCAGATGTGTTTGCAATAGCGTTGGCAATCTGTTGTCCGGTCGCTTCGGCTTGGATTTCCTCAAAAGAGTGCATTTTTTGTAAATACATCTTTTCGGTATTTATATCCCAACGGTTCTTAAACTTTGTAAAGTATTGAGAATTGCGGTAGTTTTTCGCCCAAAATTCATCACCGCCCAAATTGTTTAACTTCTCATCGTAAGCGTTTTTAATATCCTGTAATTGACATGGATCCGTCGAATCCTCTATCTCGTGCGCCATATCTGCCAAAAGCTTTGTACCTTCGGCTTCGTATTGCTCGTATTTTAAGTTGGTGAAAGTTTTAGTAAAATCCTCGGCTTGCTCAACTACACCGGCAACTTGTCTTAATGGTGAACGATAGGCAATAGAGGGCATCTGCGGCGCGCCGTGTGTGTTAATAAAACTCCCCTGTACGCCGGTCATATTCGGTAATGTCTGTTTGTTTGCCATTTATTTGCTCCATGCTACATAACGTTTATTGTCGCTTAATGTATAAGAATCCGGTTCAAACTTCGTATTATTTGTATTATTCAATCCGTATGTGCCGCCGCTTTTGTAATACGCACCGGCAGCCTTAAAGGGCACACCCAACAAGGCCAAGCGGAAAGCATTGTTCCCCATTTTCTTTGTTCCCTTTGCCTGTTGGTGGAGATAGTCCGCATTAATATCCATGTTTTCGGCAGCAGCCAAACCCTCATAACGAACATTAAAAGCATTTTGTTCAAGTGTGGTCGCTTGCTGTCCTAATGCGCCGATAGTGGTCGCCGAGCTTCCGACACCTTGCTCGATAGCTGCTGCGGTATTTCGGGCAATTTTCTCCCTATTCTCGCGCCGTAGTCTATCTTCGTTAATAGCTGTCTCTAATCTTTTTTGATAAGCGTTTTGTCGTGCAATTTTCGAGTTTGCTTCCATAACTTCTGCTTGATAGTCGGCCTCTTTTTTCTTGCCGTAAGCATCTATCGTTGCACTTGCCGCCGCTGCGACCGCCATTGTGATTGCCACTGCTGCTGTTGACATTACTTTAACCTCCAAATATTAAAATCCATTCCGTTATAAAAGTTCTTCATCAATCTGTCGGGTTCAAATCCCAAGGCGCCTGCCAGTCTTTCGGCTTCAAGCCATCCGACTTGCGTTGACATTTCTATAAACTCGCAAATGTCTTTCATCCCTTCAATGAAGCGTTTACCTTCCTTAAAGAGTTTTACCGCGTAAGGTTTGCTATCTTTCGATATTAAAGCGGCTAAAATACACCCTTCACCGTAAAATATCGGGCGCATCATCGCCATTACTTTGCCGTCATATTCAAATACAACGGTGTCCATATTGTCGAATTCTTTGCCGTCACCCTCTAATAATTGCCGTTCTTGCCGGTTTATTCTCTCCAAATCGCCGGCTTTATAGTGTCGTATCATTTACCATTACCCGAAGTTGTGAAGTGTGGCACAATCGCAAGAATATTCATCGGAAAAACGCTATCATTATAAATCAATACGCTTGCACCTTTTTCCTTAATAAATGATGTCCGCATATCGACCGGTATTTCTTTATTGCCGGTGTATAATGGTGTCGGGTTATCCATTTTTTCGTCGGTATGTCTGAAATAAATATCTTGCAGCGAATTAAAGTCCTTACCGATTTTGCCACCCATCGACCGCCAAAGCATTAAGGTCACATGGTCTATTCTCTGCACGTCGCCAACGCCGGAGCCGTTATTACCTTGAATATAAATGTTTTGCGGAATGTACGCAGAAACAATCGGCAATCCAACCTTGATTACATAAGACTTATTCGGGATTGAAATTTTGCCTTCCGTAACTGTTTGATTTGGCGCAGCCGCACCATCAATCATAATGGCAACTTCTTTTCCCTCCAAGTGGTCTAAACCGCCAACATCTACATTTTCACTTGATACTGTTTCTGTAATAGTCATCTTAATTGAATCTGCGGTTTGTAATAACTCAACTTCTTGCGCAAATGTCACATTCGAACCGGTGATAACGCCGTCATAAAGCCGTTTTGCTATTCTGCTGCCACTATGTAAGGTCGTAAATTGATAAACAGTAAGCCTTAATCCAATCAATGAGCTGTCAAAACCAATCGTGTAGCTTGTACCGTTGCCGGATGTGACTGGCACTTGCGCCGAATACCATGCTTTATCGTTTTTATAGATAGTTGTTTCATACGGAAGGTTATTATCAAGCGCGGTTATTTCCTTTTGCACCGAAACGAAATTATTATTTTCATCAAATAAAGTGGCTGTCCGGCCGTAAAATGTATCGGTAAGACAATAAACATTCCCTTTAATACCTTTATAAGGGTTTCTGTTTATAGTCACTCCACCATCAATATAAAAAGAATTATCGTTCAAATACCTTGATTCTGCTTGTTCTTTCTCATCAACATTATTGATATTGTTTATCTCGGTCGTATATTCTACCGGATAGCCGTTATCAAGATATTCTATGCTTTCATAATCCAAGTTGTTGATTTTGCGTTTTACAATCATCCATAAATCTTCGATGTTATAATCGTAAGATGGGATAACTGTTATCGAAGTAACATCGCCGTTTATATCGTGTTGATGAAGCGCTGCAACTTGTTGTTCCGATGAAAATGTCATACCGATTAAGCGACCATCACTAACCATAAACCAAATAACCTTATCGGGGTATTCTTGATAAACCATATTTGTAATACCGGAGGTTAATAGGTGTCTGCCAAACAAAGATAAATCAATCGGATCGTAGCTATCCGTGTTGAACGAATAAATAATGTCTCTTATCGATGTGCCGGATGAAGTCACAAACAAAACGTGCGAGCCGATTTTAACCGGCTGTATCGGCTTGGAGCCAATCTCAGAAATAGGTTGAATTTTTACATTGTCCGGAGCCATGGCTGCCGATGCAGAAGACGAATCAATATAATATTCGCCGGAGCTCGTTCCCACGAATAGCACGTCAGAAGCGCAAAGCCATGACGGAATATTATACTTATCATTGATAACCGGCACCGTAATAGCGTTTGTTGCTTGCACTTCTCCATATTCTTTGTCCGCAAAATTATCGTAGTCATCCGAGCAAGACATACAAACTTTAGGGATATAGTTTGTTGTCACCATAAAGCAAAATCTATTCCGAAAGAAAGCGCCGCACACCGGATATTCGTTGCCGGCATGGATTAAACCAAGCTCCCAATAAGCTGTTGCGGAGGTGGTGACTTCTTCCGGAATATAATCTTGAACAGTCGCCGTCACGTGTTTTGCATCCGTGTACGCCGTAATTCTCGCTGTTCCATATCCCGAATGTAAATACTTCCATTGAATTACACCATCCGTTTTTGAGCCTTCCGTATGCACCGGTTTAACATTTCCCGATGTACCGGCGTTTAAGGCTTGGTAATAATGGCCGTCAGATGTAACAACTTGATTTAGCACGAAAGCTGTTGAAGCTGTCCAAGGTTTTGCGCTTATATCTAATACAGTTAAGCGAACAAGCCGACCAACATCGGTTGACTTAAATACATTTGCGCTTGATGTAATTGTAACCGAGCCGGTTGAAGCCGATGCAATCATGGTCGTATCAGAAGTGTTGACATTCTCCCATGGTCCGTTTTTGAGTTCGAAGGTTGCCAAGATCCAGTTATTATCGGCATATCTCGTTAATGTCTTAATCGGATGGTTTTTATGGAAAAGATAAAGCACATCGCCGTTTTGAATGTATCTAATATCCTTAATTTCATCGTGTTTGTAAGGTGTTCCGACTTCGTAAATGTCTCCGTTCGAAGTAAGCACTTTATTATAATTTGAGAAAAAGCGAATACATTTATGCTCAAAGTCTAAAATAAAATTGTTTTTTTCTGAAATGTAAAAAGGTATAAGCATTATTCCTCCAATTCAGCAACAAATTGAATGGCTAAATATCCGTTTGAGCCGTCCGTATAATTGATGGTATAAATACCGCCGGATAAGCTATAACTGTGAATTTGTTGTCCGCGACCATAGTCACCATATCTCGATGTACCGGTGAAGTTTCCTTCTGCACCGCCGCCATTACCATTTTGAACAGTATATCGTTGTGATACATAAGAGTTATTGACTGTCGTACTACCGCCACCGGCATTTTGGCCGTTGTTGGCTTGGACTATAACTGTACTTCCGATCTTCAAAAACGAGCTCGTACCGCCGCTTGGCAGAATTGAGTTATCGGTTTGATGCTCTTTTGCACCGCATTGCCAAGAATATTCACCGGCAGCAAGGTTTAGTTCCACATCAACAAAACCACCGGAGCCGCCATTGTACCATTTTGGCGTTACACCGTTACCAAGGAAGTAATAACCACCACCGCCGCCAACCATCGTTACCCTGTATTTACCGGCAGCAAGGGCGATAGTTCCCTCGCTTGGTGTAGAAATGTTAAGCATATTCGCATCGGCTAAATAAGGCACACCATCTCGCAAGTATAAGGTCATTGTTTTACTTTCATAGAGATAGACCTCACCGCTGTTGTTGTGTCCTTGATAGCTTGCCGTCCAAACAATTCTCTCACCCGATTTTGTGGTGTACGGATTTGTTGTTGTGCCGTTTAAGGTGAATGAAATATTGTTATTTGCTCTCGTAACAGTTAATGTCACATCGGCCAATATTTGTGATGAAAGCTCATAGTTTTTGGTGACGTTGTTATCGATGTAAATAGAATCCGTTTTATCTCTAAAGCCGTCGCAAACGATACGAATTTCCACATTATCACCGCTTTTGAAAGCAAGTGTATCGCTTGAAAATATAATATTCAGCGGCGTAAAATATTGTGATGGCGGCGTTGTATTTCGTACGCTTACTTGCTCACCGTTAATATAAAGTTTCGGTGTCGCGGTTGAATCGTTCGGTAATAAGATATTGACAATCAAAGAGAATGTTTCGCGTTCTTTTACTTTTGTAATAAAATGCGTACCGCCGCGCCGTTTAAGGTTTCCTTCGACTGTCGGAATAAAGTTTTTGCATAGCTTTGCGCAATAATTATATTTCGTCCAATCGTATCTACCCTCTAATTGCGGAGAAATCTCACCGCCATTAAATTGATTAAGCGCCAATTTTATTGCCATTTACCAAACCTCTCTTACCGCCACCCAAGAGTTTTCGCATAGTTCTTGGGTATCTTGCATAATTTCGTCGTGTGTCATCGCTTGATTAATAGCTGCAATGTATTGTTGCTCTAACACTTGGTACATATTTAAATTTTGATGCAGCTTTAAGCATAATTCGGAAGCGAGCTTACAAATAAAGGCTTCCTTAAATAACTGACTAAAGTTTTCTTCCACATCAGCAACATAAATGAGGTTGATTTTATTCCACATCGAATAAATCTTATCGCCTTCAATTTGGTATCTTTCATGTGATGTTGCCTTAAAATCCCTCAAATCCGGTACTTTATTAAAGTCGGAGATATTTCTTACCAATAAGCAATCATTCGGAAGTTGAAAAACATTCGGATATATCGATAAACTTTCTTCATCCAGTTGTGCCAACTGTACTCTTTTAATAGCAAAGCGCCACGGATAAGCCGATAGTAAGTTCTTTCTTACATCGTCGTATATCATAGCAAACAAATGTCCGTAAGGTTGTTCGTTTATCGAGCTTATCGGTGATTCCCCTAATTTAAGAATAGCTCTATTGATTATCTTAATATCCATATTGCCCCTCATAAATGAAGGGGGAGACGAATCTCCCCCATGCGATTAGCGCGGAATGTAACCCAATGTTACAATAATATTTGTTGATGCGCTTGCGCCACTTGCGGCATCGGAGCCGGCAGCAGCGGAAGCGGTAACAAATGTCTTTACATCAAACGGTAAAGATACTTCTGCAAGTTTCTGTCCTGCTTTTACAGGGTTAGCAGAAGCAACGTTTACAGTTGCAACCGTAGTAGAAACGGCTGCGGCCGATGCACCGGTTTTGATTGTAATATCGGTTGTTGCAACAGTAGAAGCATCTTCTTTTGCAAATACGCGAACAACCAAACCGAGGTTTGTACCACCTGCGCGGAGAATAGCAGCAGTTGAGCCATTAAGCAAATCCTCGCCATATACAGATAAATCGTGATTGTACATATAGCACCTCCATTAAGATAAGGAAACAGCGGCTTCGTCACCGTTGCCCATGTTGTAAGAAGTGATGACTTCGATACCGTTCCAGTGGGTAATAAGACGATTTAAGTCTTTATCTGTAACGGCAGTTCTCAAAGTCTGCTCTTTGTAAGTTCCGGCAATCATAGAGAACAATACCGGATGGCAGTAAATCTTTGTGTTGGACGGATGTGCACGAGCTTGTACCAACATCGCATCAATTTGCTTTGCAGTAGGCAAGTGAGATGCGTTGATGTTAACGATAGCAGATACAGCATTTTTGTTTGCCAACATAAAGCCGAAATAGCCTTTTAAGCGAATTCCGTAGCCTAATACGCCGCCAGATTCATAAAGTGCGCCTTTGTTGATAGCTTCAACATCGAGCATAGCACCTTTTTGGAAGCTCTTTTCAGAGTACAAGCCGCATACTTCGGAAGGTACTTGGCGAACGGCATACATTGAATAAAGTCCGGATGTGCCGGTTGCAGCACTACCGCCGGCAGAAACAATGTTTCCGCAGTCTTTTGCGAACGGTAGAATATTATTATAGATAAGGCTCTTTTCTGCTTGCATACCTGCGTTACGAAGCAAGGAAGGTGTCTTATCTGCGAAATATTTTGCAGCACCGCCGTATTGAGTGGCTTTATCTTCACCGACGAACATTTTGCCGCCCATGATGTTTAAGTCAATCTTGCGTAATTCAGAATCAACTTTAACATCCGGTAAAGGAGCATCGATTTTCACGAAGCCTGCGCCTTCAATTTCGGTTGTTTGTTCGTATGCGTGCCACAAACCATGTGATGTTGGTTCAAATTTCCAACCACCTAAAATTGTGGTATCTTCGAGCAAGTCGTTAACTTGGTGTGACTGTTTTTTAGCCAAAGCAACAGCTAACTCTTGCAAGGTTCCTTTTGGACTTGACATTTTTTATCCTTTCAAAATTTCCTTGTAGAACTCCTCGGGATCCATGTCGCCGTCTTTTTTAGTTGTTCCCGAAGTTGGTAAGCCGTCTTCGGCCATAAGTTCGCCAACTGTTTTAACCAATTTAACGAATTTCTTTGTACCGATAGCCAATTCGACATCGTGCATATCATCTTCGGAAAGTTCAAACCGCGAGCATATTTCCTTGGCTCCACGTTCTGTTAACTCTTTGTTTTTAGCGAGGTCGTTGCCCCATTCGGCTTCAATCTCGGCTAAATCCTTTTTGGATTGTTCTTCGGCTGCGGCATCCAATTTGGCTTTGTAACCGTTCATTATCTCATTGTACTTTTGAGCAATAATGGCACTTTGCTTTTGTGAAACACCGGCCTCAAACATTAACTTTTGAACATCAGATTTGAGTTCATCTGTCACTTCTATATCGTACTTGTCAGCGCTTTCCGGTCTGCCAAGTTTGGTATAGAGTTTATTCCAGCCTTCCGTATCTCCGTCCTCCGGTATAGATATTTTCTTACCCAAAGCAGATTCAGCTTCTTTGTAAGACTTCAATAAATCAGCAGGGGTTTTGTAACCTTTGTTGTTGATATATTTTTGGTCTGCTTCGGAAATACCTTCCCAAGTCAAGAATTGTGAAGATCCATCCGTTTGGTTTTGCGACACAGTTGAGTTATCGGGATTTGTCGCAACTCCCGACTCATTTTCATTTTCCATAGAATATCCTTTGTTAGATGTTTAAATCCTCCATGGCGCGTTGCTCATCTGTCAAGCTTCGCTCTCGGAGGGAAACAAGTCTAAAAATAGCAACTTCGTCCATGCTTAAATGTTTAACAATCAAGTCAAACACTCGTCTTTTGCCTAATAAAAAGGCAGCAGCCCCACTGTCAAATCTCCCTTGTTGGTCGTATAAATAAGGTGAATTGCCGGTGGCAAGTTCGCCCTTTGCGCCGCATTCATCACGGAGATAAGACAAAACCTTTTCGGCTTCCGGTTTGAGTTTACCTTTATTAAAGAATAAAGACTGGAAAGCCTTTGTTAGTTCGTGTTCTTTACTATAATCCATCTATATCACTCGCAGTTAGTTTCGCATTTTTCATTGATTGAGTTAGGGATTCACCGGCAGCAAGCATTGCTTGGGCCTGTTCCATTTGGGCGCGTTGTGCGCCGATAGCCTTAATTTCGTCCTCGGTCCGCATGATATTGTGGTCCACATCGTTGAATTGTGCGATTTTCTTTAAGGCTTCTTGCATATTGAAAGCATCCAAGACGGTCGGATCAGTTTGGCTCATCGTTGCTGCCGCTTCGATAGTCTTATAAAGTCCGACAATTTGGGAAGTTTCCTGCATACGAATATACGGACTTTCGAATTCGATAGCGATTGCGCCGTCATACATTAAAGCATCGGGCACGCCGTCGAGCATTCCGTATTGTGTCAGAATATCGAGTTCACGAGTAATCATAGAAGACAGCCATTCAGCGGAGATGCGTTCGCACATCGGAGCCAAGACCATCGCCTTTTCCATTTCGCGTTTTTCGACCTCGGTTGCTGTCATTTGCTTTTCTTGGGTTAACGCTTGGAATAACGGCATCAAGAAAGCTCTTTGAATAGCTGCTTGGATCTGCGCCAACATATCGGTACTTACGCCGAGATTATTGCCGTATTGCATAGAAACAGCCATCGGGCGGCCTTGACTATCCACACCACCGCGGATAATAGCGCCGGCTTGACCGAGTTTTGAGCTGTCAATAATAGAATGTCCGGTTAAGACCGGAGGGTTAGCCTGTAATTGACCGCTTCTTAAAATTGTTTTAGCCATTTCGTTTGCGGTTAGCATATCAGAAAAAGCCTGTAAAGCAGGACTATCGCCATAAGGTGAATCCGGCTGTTTTAAGAAGTGGCAAACCATGTAAGGCATTACGCGGTAGCCGGACTCTTTAATAATTTTTCCTGTACCGGCTTCAACATGGTATGATGCAATCGGAAATCTATCTTTACCCATTGAATTCGGATTGTAGTCTTTACGAGGTTCGACCGCATGAATAAATGTGAATTTCATATCGGGGTTTGATTTAACTTGCTTTTTAACTTCCTCGGAAAGTGCATCACCGTATTCTTGGTCGGCTTGGCGAGCCGTCAAGGTAAATTCTCTATAAACGGTGTCGATGCGGCCTTCGTTGTCTTCATCGATATAGACTTCTTTAACCGGAATACATTTATAGACAATACCTTTACCGACATCATCGCCGACATACCAAACAGCATGACCGTAAACGCCTAATTGATTAAATAAAATATCGGTTTGATAAGCAAATTGTGAGGTAGCGGAATATCTCACCTTAAAAAGCAAATCTCTAACATCTTGTAAATACGAAAAAACCTCTTGGTCTTCTTCAAGCAAGGGGTTTGTCGGTTTAAGAGAGTGCCATTTTTGAGTTGAAGGAACGAGGATAGATTTAAAAGAAGCAGCGAAATAGGTTAAGGAATTACGCGCGGTTGTATCGAACACGCGTTGTTTAAACTTTTTATTTTCGGCTTCTTCATAGATGCGAGAGTCAACCGAGCACAATTCGGCAGCTTTATCCCACATCGGCTCCCACTGTTTACGTTTAGCCTTCATAACTTGAAGACGAGACGTTATGTGTTCTTTCAATTCCATATTATTACTCTCCGAGAGTTGTTTTTCTCACATTATTACCGGACAAAGAAGTATTACCGGCTATCATTGACATAGCGGCACCGCGCCGTTTTTTACGAGCATTTTCCAATTCCTTTGTTTTTTCGGAATTATCGATAACTACCGGCTCAACCTTTTGCTCTACCGGTTGGACCTTTGGTGTTTTAAATACACTACTCATTTTTCACCCCACATATACGTTGTCATCTACATAATCCGCGCTCTCGTATTGCAACATAGAACTCGGATAGCTTAATTCGGCGAAGGTTAACGCAAGCGCATCAGCGACGTCGGTTGACCTTCCCAATCGTTTTTTAATATCGGCTTTCGCTTCAATTAATAATCTTCCGATGGAATCATATTTTTTATTTGGCGCGGTTAAGTCCTCGCTTAATCCGTCGCAATCGACCAAGCTAACCGGAAGCTCGGAGGTTAGCCACAAATGAACTCTATCCCACATTTCAGCACGGCGATTGACGTATTTTTCACGTTCTTGGGCGACCTCACCAAAATTTACCCCTCGAACGATTTGACCGTAACCTCTATCCATAAGCACGTCATACACGCCACCACCGACACCGCCGGCATCGATATTCAGCCTTAAAGGCCGTTCTTCATTAATAATTCTCATACATAAATTTGCCGTATCGACGATGGACATAGATTTATAAGTTTGAATTTTAAAAGCCTGTCTTCCGCGGCGGCGAGCAATCGCGGTTTTATCATCACCAAATCGCGCCACATCCACACCGATAATCAGCGGCATTTCGACCTCGGGCACAAAATTATTTTCCAAGGCCTTATGTACTTCTTTATAAGATATTAATTTTTTATCGCCTTGTTGCACCGGTTCACCAAACCATGTATGCAGCCAATCGTCGTAATTTTCCTTTTTGCACTTTTCAGCGAGGTATTTCATGTTTTCCGGACAGAAGACATTATCGGTATAATTTACCCTTCTGACAATAGTCTGCTCGTCGGGATTTGCACCGATAGCCTTCCAAATCGGATCGTTTTCTTCCTGCCGGTTCATCGATACCCAAATTTCGGAGCCTTCTTTACGAATTGTCGGATCTAAAATATCCCAACTATCTTTGGTGATATTCTGACCTTCCTCAATCCAACATATATCAACACCCTCTAAAGACTTAATATTCTGCGCATTATCATCACGCAAGCCCTTAAAAATTATCCTCGTGCCGGTCTCCACGTTATCAATCCGGTTTTCATAAACGACATAATCCGTATATCCCCACTTATCAATTCGGTCCTCTAATAACTTCTTCACAGAATCCTTAATCGAATTTTGTACCTCACGGACACAAGCTATCGTTAATTTCTCCTTGCGCCCCCTCAATAATAAACAATCCGCAAAGCCGTAACTCTTTCCTCCGGACCGGCCACCATAATACA